CCAAGATCCACGCGGCTCTGAGCGCTGCCAGTGCTGCGCACATCCATACCGATGGCCCGCAGGTCGCTGACGATGGTTGCTTCCTCGTTCTGACCCCTTCGGAACAAACGCAGGATGCGTCCAGGATGTTGCGGCTGCACGGCCCACCTGAACGACAGCCACAACCACCTGTCGCATGGGTGGCCCAGCATGCTCGCACCCATGTGCGGACGCGGCGGTTCTGATTTGGATTCGTGGTGCCTGTCAATCAGGCTCTGGATGCTATGATTCGGCTCGGGTAGCTTCATGGTTGCCCTTTCACTGTGTCTCCTCCTCAGGTTGCACCCCGGGTCGAGCCTCGCGGCTCCCCGGGGGTTTTTTTGCCTTAACGCTTGGCCCAGGGAGGCGCGGCCTTGGTGGGTGCTGGCGCAACGCCAGTCGCACCACCAATACCACCACCAAAGGCAGGCTTGGCGGCAGGTGCTGACGCACCATCAACAGCCTTGAACCCGCGCACCTCGTTCTGCGCAGCATACTGCTCGGTAGCGGCTCGGATGTCCAGCTTGATGCCAAGGTTGGCACCGATCAACTGGTCAGTGTCCTGCACCCGAGGCAGACCGATGGCCCGCATCAGTTCGCCAAGCTGCTGCCGACCAATCTCCTCGGCCTTGGCACTCGCGTTGCGGATGTTGATGTTGCCGAACACAACGCGGCCTTGGTGGCTCGGTCCGGTGATGTCGTATCGCACCTTGATGTACTGACCCGAGCCATCCTTGGTCGGCTTCAGTTCGGCCTGGTTGATGCTGGCCGTGTACCAGCCAGGAGGCAGCGGATCGTAGTTCCCGCCGTTGCCTTGCGGAAGTTCGTTGACGTCAAAGGTTTGTCCAAGTTGTGCCATGTCGGTGTCCTCAAATAGCTTCGATGGTGAATGATGGGCGGCCAGGCTTGGCCGTGATTGCTCCGGCCAGTGGGCCAGTGATGCTTGCGTCTGCTGCCTTCCACGCTGTCATGCTGATCTCAGGTTTCCACCTGAACAGCGTACCGAGGTGCTCAGTCAGGCCGTGCTCGGCTGCAATCTCTTGCAGCTTGTCCGAATCGACCTTGCGATCAATGCGGCTGACAACCTTGACCTTGTAGCCTTCCAGCGTGATGTTCTCTGTGCCCTCCTTCTGCTCGTCAATCCGCGCACGCTGGCGCATCTCATCTTCCAGCGCACGACGGCGCTCGGTCGCATTGCGCTCGGCTTCCTTGAGCATCAGCCACTCAAGCGCCATCTGCTCCATGCTCATGTCGGTCATCGTGCTGCTCCGATCTTGTTGATGATGGCCCCCAGATCAGGAGCCTCCCAGCCTTCCAACTTGCCGCTGCGGTCCTTGGCAAGCCAAAGGCCGTCCGAGTCACACATCAGCGCACGCTGCGTGCTGCCTTCGGCATCCTTCTCCACCCGCAGCGCCAGCACCTCGTCAAAGAAGTAGGGCAGGCTCTGGCCAGTCTTGTTGCCAGGCATGCTCGGGGCATACAGCACCCGGCCCATCTCGTCTTGTGTCTTCTCGAGCTTGGCGCTCATGTACACATGGCGGCCAGGCAGGTCGCGGAAGGCTCGGATGATGTCGGCCATCTGCTCCTGCATGGCCCCGTATGCCTGGCGCGGATCCTTGGTGGCCTTCTTCTCACCGTTGAGGACCACCTCGGCAATCTCGCTGATCGAGTCCAGCGCGACCGATTGATACTCCTTGGCTTCGGCGCTTTCGGAAAGCCACTTCCAGGCTTCCCGCAGCGTCTCCATGTCGCTGATCTCGATGAAAGGCAGGTCAGCGTCTTGGATGGACAGCAGGCCGCCCTCGGCACTGAGAACGATTGGCGCTGGCAGCGTCTTGATGAGCGAGGTCTTGCCAGCTCCTGCCTGCCCGTACACAAGCAGCTTCACACCGCTTGCCGTGAGACCGCCTGTGCGGCGGATGTTGATTGCCATGTTGGCTCCTTCGGTTGCCTGCGCGGTCGGGACATCCGGGTGCGCAGTGGTTGCATCATAAGCGGTCTTGCGTTAGAGTGCAACACCCTAGCGTGAAAATTTATGACTGAAGGACAACATGCTTACCCTTGAACAGATCAGGAAGGCCCTGAAGGATCGACGTCCGACCTTCGTCGCCAAGGCCACTGGGTTGCACATCAACACCATTCTGAGCATTCGAGACGATCCGAAGTGCGACCCAAAATATTCGACACTTCAGGCCTTGTCCGACTATCTGATGGGCCAGCAGGGCTATAGACAACATGGCTGACCTGACAAGCATCCTCGGTGGCCCCTGGTCACCACCACCCGAAAAGATCATCGAGACACCGGAGGCGCAGCTACTGCACGCGATGCGGCAGGCGGGCCTTGAGCCACCTGATCACGTGGTGCTGGATGGCAAGCTGCATCGGTTCAAGTCAGGCACCAAAGGCGAAGGCAAAGCAGGCGACAAGCCAGGCTGGTACGTGGTCTTCGGTGATGGCATCCCGGCAGGACGGTTCGGATGCTGGCGATCAGGCGTTGAGGTCACCTGGCGTGCTGATGTTGGTCGCAAGCCAACAGCCGCCGAGGAAATGGCGCACGCCAGGCGCATGGCCGAGGCACGTGCTGCACGTGACGCAGCCATTGAGCGCCAGCGCGAGGTGGTCAGCGATACGGTCGATGCGATATGGTCAGCAGCCCAGGCCGCGCATCCTGATCACCCATACCTCCAGCGCAAAGGCATCGGCGTGCATGGCGCAAGGGTCACGGGTGATGGCCGACTGGTCGTGCCGCTGTTCGACCGAGACGGCACCATTTCCACGCTCCAGTACATCAGCCACGACGGCGGCAAGCTCTACCATCCAGGCGGCCAGACAGGCGGCAAGTTCTGGATGATTGGTACGATGGACGATCCGGGCACGCTCTACGTTTCCGAAGGCTTCGCCACCGCTGCCACCATCCACGAGACAACCGCCAGGCCCGTCGTGGTGGCCTACAGCGCCAGCAATCTGGTCCCCGTCACCGGCACCCTGCGCGAGATGTACGGCGCGACACAAGACATCGTGATCGTGGCCGACAACGACGCTTCAGGCGTCGGTCAACGTTATGCAGAACAAGCATCGGCCAAGTTCGGCGCACGCATGGTCATGCCACCAACCCAAGGCGATGCCAACGACTACAAGGCCGCGGGCAATGATCTTGCTGGGTTGCTGCTCCCACCTGATGACGACTGGCTGATTCCAGCCGATGATTTCTCGTCCCAGCCAGCACCCATATCATGGCTTGTCAAGCGATGGGTTCAGGATCATGCGCTGATCATGGTTCACGGACCATCAGGTGGCGGCAAAACCTTCGTTGTGCTCGACTGGTGCTTGCGCATGGCAAGCGGTATGCCAGAGTGGTGCGGCCAAAAGGTCCGCCACGGCAATGTCGTTTATCTTGCTGGAGAAGGTCACCACGGCCTGAGAAGTCGAATTGCCGCATGGAAACATAACCACAATATCAATCGACTATCAATGTGGCTTTCCAAGGATGGATGCGACCTCAATACATCCGCTGGTTATCTCAAGGTTGTCGAGCAAATTAGATTGCTGCCAAATAAACCAAAAATCATTGTGGTCGATACGCTGCACAGATTTTTGGCAGGCGACGAAAACAGCGCCCAGGATGCAAAAACCATGCTGGATGCCTGCAACAGCTTGATGAACGAGTTTCAATGCAGCGTGATATTGGTGCACCACACGGGAGTATCAGAAGAAGCGCAGCACAGAGCACGCGGATCCAGCGCCTGGCGCGGAGCATTGGACATCGAGATCAGCATCGTCCCAGGCAAGGACGGCGTGCCCATGCAGATCGTCCAGCGCAAGTCCAAGGACGCCGAACTGGCACAGACAGTCCACGTTGAGTTGCAGCAAGTCACCATCCCAGGATGGTTGGACGAGGACGATCAGCCAGTCACATCGGCTGTTGTCGTTGAGGCACAAGCGCCAGCGTCATCCACCAAAAAGGACAGCAAGATCGACAGCCATCGCAAGACCTTTGAGAACGCCTGGTGGGCGTCCGGTGCCGAAGTACGCAATGGTCAGCCATACCTCAGTCGGTCAGCAATGATCGACTACCTGATCCAGAAGATGGACGTCAGCGAGGCATCAGCCAAGGTCTACATCAAGCCCAGCGCCATCGGAAAACCCATCGCAGACATGCTCGTGGCCGAGATCATTGAGGCGTTCGAGCACGGATGGGTGGTCGTAGATGATGCTCAGGCAAGCGCCATGTTGATCAGAAAGTCGGAGCGCTGATCATGAGTTATCCACAGACTTATCCACAGGCAAGACAAGGGAACAACGGAACGGAACGGAAAAAAACGGAATTCCGTTCCCGGGGCAAAACAGCGGAAAAAGGGAACGGAACGGAACACACACCTTTAGGTGTGTTCCCAGTTCCCTTCCGATGCGGCGCACTTCCATGCCGCAAGCATGGGAAAATGTCAGGCAAAGTTATCCACAGGAGCAAGCAGTGACCAAAAAGACCAACCCAGCCGATAAGGTCGAGCAGTGGCCCATCGAGCGGCTCATCCCTTACGCCCGCAACAGCCGCACGCACTCCGATGCCCAGGTCGCTCAGATCGCCGCCAGCATCAAGGAGTGGGGCTTCACCACCGCCGTCCTCGTTGACGAGCAGGGCGGCCTGATAGCAGGCCACGGGCGTCTCATGGCCGCCAGGAAGCTCGGCATGGCCCAAGTGCCCGTCATGGTCGCCGCAGGCTGGACAGACGCCCAGAAGCGGGCATATATCATTGCCGACAACAAGCTGGCGCTCAACGCCGGGTGGGACAATGAACTGCTGTCGCTTGAACTCGCAGAACTTGAGGGCCTGGGCTTCGACGTTGAACTGACGGGCTTCTCCGACGAGGAAATCAAAGCCCTGATGCCGGTGGAGGTGACCGAAGGGCTGACCGATGAGGACGAGGTGCCAGAAGCGCCAGAGCAGCCGGTGTCAGTCCTTGGCGATGTGTGGGTGCTGGGCAAGCATCGGGTGATGTGTGGGGATAGCACCGTGCTGAATGACATAGAGCGCTTGATGAACGGCGCTGCACCAGATTGCATTCACACCGACCCACCGTATGGCATGAATGCCGTCAGCAAATCATCGGTGCTGAAGAAGAACTACAAGCAGGACATTCTTGGCGACGATACGCCTGACGTAGCCAAGGACGCATTTCGGCTTGTCTATGGCTTGTGGCCAGACGCCAAGCAGATCTGGTGGGGAGCGAATTACTACTGCTCCGTCTTGCCGGACAGCGAATGTTGGCTGGTCTGGGACAAGGACAACGGTCAATCCGACCAGACTGATTGCGAACTGGCATGGGCAAACTTTCGCAGTGTCGTGCGCCAATTCACAATGGCATCAGAAAAAAAGAACCGAGTCCATCCGACTCAGAAACCTGTGGCGCTTATGGAGTGGATTCTGAAACGGTTCAAGTTGTCGGTGAA